AACATTGAACGAGTTCAGAGGAAAGTTATTCACATCCTCTAAAAATATCTCTTGTGTACTAGTCATGTAGATAGCAGACCCATCTTTATTTATATCTTCTACTATGTTGTTAAACTTTAGGCCTGGGTTTTCTTGCCTTTGACTATTTAATATGATAGTGATAGGGTCTCCATTCTTTCCAGAGTTTGACCAAGTATTATCTCTTTTTAATACTGGAACAGTTGATCCAAATCTGATAGATTGGCCGAATCTTGCCTGTAAAACAGTATCACCTTCAAAAGGTTGTATGTTTCTTACTTGTTGATTCTCTTGGAAAGTATACCCTAATGGAAGTGAAGATCCTGAAACAGCATTTCCAGAATAACCTTGAATATTACTATATTGATTCAGAAACTGAGCATACTCACTCATGTTCGGAAAGGCACCATGATTGGCACGATTCCACAAGCTATAAGGAGGAAAGTAGAAATATTGTTGATTAGATACACGATCATTCAACTTTTCTGTTGGGCCTGCTATAATAAACACTATTTCGTTTACGACAGGGTACTGCCTAATAAAGTTAAACATTGGCCAAGCCGGCTCAGAAACTTCTCCAGACTTAGAGGTACCTAGAGTAGAGTATAGGAGTTCATATTTTATTTTTCCTATATCTATTGGGCTACCATAGTCAGGGTCACGTTCTTGTGTGGACCCTTTATATGGACCTAATACAATAGACTTAACCCTACCAATTTGAAAGTATTGGCCGATTGACCTACCTACTTTGGAGTCAAATTTATTACCAAAAATATATCCGTCTGCCATTACGCTTGAGGTAGTTGTTTAGGATCTTTGATCTTAATATTACTTACTTCAGAGAACAACTGCTCAATGTCCTTTTCTGTCAAGATGCTAGAATCTTCAGCACCTTCTTTCTTGGCTTCAGCCGAGGCTTTTTGGAAAAGTTGTAGGAGTTTCATCAAGACTTCGTCGTTCTTTAAGCTAGAGTCCATGAAGCCTTTAAGTAGAGGCACAATTACAATTGCATCACCTGGGGTCTCGATCATATCAGCAAGTCTCATGATCTCTTGCTTAATGGTAGAGTCTTGGTTTTTATGCTTATTATAAACCTCTTCGACTAGATCGGCTATCTTTTTGCCTTTAAATATCTCTTTTTCTAGTTCCATGACTTTTAGAATAAATATTAAAAGTCGTGGTTTTCAAGATAGTTGTCTAGGATGGTCTTATAGATGGTTTTTAGTTTCTTGATCACTTTGGTGATCGTATTAGACTGAGTGTCAGTCATTTCTTTGACATATATGAACACAGCTTTCTTGTTAAAGATGTCTATATTCTCTCTCTTCTTGAAGATCTCTAGGATTGCATCAGCGACTCGTATCTCCTCAGGTTTCTCGAATAGTTCAAAAAGGTTGTCGTCTACATGCTTGATAAAAAGCTCGACTATATCTAGCTTATCTAGCTCTGGTTCTGGCTCTTTTACTAGAATCGAATTGATTAGCGCTTCATCATCATGTTGTTCACCAATGTCAGCTTTAGACACTAGTTTCTTGTAGTTCTTTTGATTGTAGATGATCAAATACCTTTTGGCAATAGTTCCAAAATAAGAGTAAGCCTTACCTTTAGATTGGTCATAAAGGTCTAGTTTTTGTAGTAGAAACGAGATCACTTCATACTTTAGATCTTCTATATTATCTACTTCTGTATAGTAGAACTTGAACGTATGGATAATGTTCTCTACTAGCTTATAGAAGCCGTAGTGGATCCTTTCGTTATATATTTTATTTCTTTTGGCTTGGTTAGGCGTATTCCTATACTCTAGGATAGCTTCTTCTGTCTCTAAGGTGAAGTAGTTATTCTTGGTCTTAGGTTTACGTTTTCTAGGCTCACCTTTCTTGGTTAAGAGTACCTCGTCCTCTTTGTCTAAAATGTCTACCATCTTATTCTTCTATAAAATCGTTAATAGAGCTTTGCATTTGTTTTACGTTCTCCATTAAGCTCAAGAATTCTGGGTCGGATTGTACCCATAGTTTAGAATCAATTTGATTGGCGCATGTATTTATTTCTCTCATGCAGCTTTTTATGCCATCAATGAATAGTTGTTGGTTTACTACCATTTGTTCTAATTTTCTATTCTTTGTATATAGGTTGAAAATAATCCAGCCTATTACTGTTAATACCCATAAGGATATTGCTATTATTGTTGTTATCATATTATATATTTTTATTATTCGACTCTACTAGCCATTAGGTCAGCTTGATGTAAGATATGAACAATGTTTGATTTTAACTCTGTATCTTTATTATATGTTAAGAAGTACTGTTTATTTGCTTCTTCATATAGACCATCATGAAGCTTAATAGCTAGATATTCATTTTCTGTAACATCTATTCCTTTATTCTGAAGGTAAAACAAACTACGGTCTGCTATTCTCATGTGAGTTATCTTAGAATTATACTTATATAAAGCACCTTGTTTCTCAATATGCCACTGTGAATCGTTTGGAATATAGAAAGGTAGGTCTTTTGTTCCTAGTTTACCAAGATCATGGTTAATAGCTGAGAATACTAACTCTTCAGTTGTATAGTTCTTTTTTTGGCCAAACTTATCCCATACCTTTTCAAACACAAGACTTGCTTCTACCACCCTTACCACATGATCAACATACCCACCAGGAAAACAATTGTGATGATCTAACTTAGTTGAAGCCGGAGCCATAGCCAAAACTTCTTCTAACTCTTTATAGAACTCAATCAATTTATCTTTTCTATCACCAGTAATATACTTATTAATCAGTTCATAGAACCTATTTAGATTCTGTTGAATCTGTTCAGCAGACAATGCTTTCATAACTTATTTTTTATTTTTTATTGTTCAGACTCACTATTTACTAGTACTTCTATTTCTTGAATTTTAGCTCTCATTTTTTCTACATGAGCTCTTAGTTCATCAATAGTTCTACCGGTTGACAATAATGCATCTTGCCCATTAAGGAAGTTATTTAGTTCAAATATCTTTCTTAGGATTAATTGTTTGTATTTCATATTGTTAATTTATGATTTAATTATGTATTCCGCTAATTGATCTATAGAGTGAACTCCTATTTTTACTATTCCGTCTACTATATTCTCTTTTATTCCTATTTTATTGTAGTCTTCTGTAATATATAAAATGCTACTAATTTTGTCTTTTATATCTGTTACAACAACAATAGGATATCTGTCAACTCCGGAAAGTGTTTCAACTTCGTCACAAAACTCGGAGTCTCCATCACATGGGATGTACTTAAAAGAATTGTTTAGGATTGCTAGTTTATTTTTTAGTGCACCACATCTAGTACAACCTTTTAAAACTAAAATTGTTATTTTTGCCATAACTTTACTCTTCTATAAATTCATTATCTAATTCTTTCATTAATTCAATCCAAAACAACTTTTCTTCTTTTTCCATAGTGTCAAATGCAAATGACAAATATATGTATAAGGCTTCTAATTGTTCTTCTGTTATTTTATTTTCTTTTATTTCCATAAAAATATTTTTTATATAGGGTATTGTCCTATATAGAAGTTTTTCTTTGACTTTGTTTTTTGCCGTAGTTTATATTTAAAAGCCCTAAGCGGAGTAAACCGTCGGCTGTTGCCGATATTCTTTTAAACCTTCACTTTCAACTATCTTTATATACCTGAAGCATTTCTTAGTCTTAGCTCCTGGTAGCCGTTCTAGTTAGTCACTCTAAAACTCACTCATGGAATCTCACCAAGCTATGGTATAGATCTTGACTTAACACGGCGTTAGTTACAACTAATATACAACATTTATTTGAAACAGAAAAATTTATTTATAAATATTTTTTTTTCTCGTTTTTTTGTATTATATTAGCAAAATGAATAAAGAGTTACTTGTTTTAGTATTGTTGGAGAATGTACTGGGTAAAGGGAAAGGCTCTAAAACCACTATGGACTATGCCTTTTACTGCCCAATCTGTAAACACCACAATCCAAAACTCATTATCAATATTAAGACCGGTCAATACAATTGTTGGACCTGCCACCCAGCTACTAAAGGTAAAACACCTGTTTCACTTTTCAAGAAGATTGAAGCTCCAACAGAGAAGATGATCGAGATGAAAGGCTACTTTCAAGGTGATAATACTAAGATTGATACCACTAAATCTAATAAAGTAACCCTACCAGAAGATTTTATTTCTCTAAGTAACCCAGACAAGTCACTAGAAGCAAGACATGCTTTAGCCTATTTAAAGAAGAGAAAGATAGGGATTCAAGACGTACAAAAGTATAACATTGGCTATTGTAAGAAAGGAAGGTATCGTAACAAGATAGTGGTGCCATCATACGATCATAATGGTAATATCAACTATTTTGTAGCCAGATCATTTGAGAAAGATCCGTTTCAGAAGATAGATGCACCTAGTTGTAATAAGAACGAGTTGATAGGCCTGGAGTTCTTTGTAAACTGGTCAGTTCCTGTTATATTATGTGAAGGAATCTTTGACGCTATAGCAATTAAACGTAATGCTATTCCATTATTTGGCAAGACTATTCCTAAGTCACTCATGATGAAACTTGTAGAGTCTGAAGTAAAAACAGTATATTTAGCATTAGACAAAGACGCTCTTAAAGAAGCGTTAGATTATTCACAAACTCTTCTCAACCACGGGAAAGAGGTTTATCTCATTGAGCTAGAAGGGAAAGATCCATCTGATCTTGGCTTTGAACACATGACAAAAATACTACATCAAGCAAAGCCTCTTACATTTAGTGACCTTCTGCTCAAGAAAATACAATTAATATGATTGAAAAATCGAAGAACGTTTATCGAGACAAGTTATTGAAGCGTCTTGTTGAAACAGACCCTGAACTAAGACAGATTACTCTTCATGATGCTAGGTATTATCAAAGGTCTCCTGGTGTTTTTTATCCTTCTGTTACTACAATCTTAGGCTATTTTCCAAAAGGTGCTTTCTTTGAAACATGGTTGAAAGACACTGGGCATAACTCTGATATTATTATGAAGCGTGCTGGTGATGAAGGGACTCAAGTTCATGAAGCTGTAGAGAAGTTCTTAAAAGGTGAAGAGATTCGTTGGATTGAAAGTGATGGCCGAGTTAACTATCATACTCACGTATGGAAAATGATCCTATCTTTTGTTGACTTTTGGACAACTTATAAGCCAACACTACTTTTATCTGAGGAGTTCATGTTTTCAGATGAGCACAAGTACTCTGGCACTTTAGACCTACTTGTTGAGATTAATGGTGAGAAGTGGCTACTAGACATTAAAACCTCTAACAGTATACATGACAGTTACTTCTTACAAATGTCTGCGTACACTAAGGCATATCAAGAAAGGTATTTACAAACTGTAGATCATAATGCTATTATCTGGCTAAAGTCCAGTAAACGTGGCCCAGACAAGACTGGTAAGAAAATGCAAGGTGCTGGCTGGGAGATCATTGAAGGCAAGAAGTCGGTCGATGAATACTTCCAAATGTTCTTACATACCTACGAAACCTACAAGATCATGCACCCAGAAGTAGATATTGAGTTGACCACTCTTCCAAACACGGTTAAACTAGGTCAGTAAATATTTATAGTAGTATGATTAAGCTACTAGATTTGCTAATTGAAGCCAAAGGCCAGAAGAAGGCTATTGTAATGGCAGGTGGAGCCGGTGTAGGTAAATCCACTTTTGTCAAGAAGATCAGACCAGACCTACAAAAGAATGGCTGGATTGAGCTGAACGCTGACAAATATGTAGAAGACCCTGAGTCTGACATGTTTAACAACTTGGCCAAGGCATCTGTTAAAATAGATAAAGTAGACCTTCCTGAGACCGTTAAGTCTGGGAAGAACTTTTTATACGACACTACTGCAAGTAATGTACAGAGAGTCACTTCTATCAAAGATAGTGGCTATGACGTTATGATGGTCATGATCTATACTAACCCAATCGTTAGCTTCTCTCGTAACTTTAAGCGTGAACG